GATCGTGCGCAGCATGATGACGTGTTCGCCTTCAGCGAACTGCAGCACATACTCAGGCAGCGGCGTTGCGCGATACGTGAACGGGATCTGCCATTCGGTCAGCTGGTCATCAATACTCCGCTCGAGGATGTCCCGCAGCATCGGCGCCACCGGCTCGAACAATGCACTGGCATGGCCGACATTCTGTGCAGCTAGGTACGCGGCCTTTGCCACCAGCCCATAGGTCTTGCCGGCACCAAAGCCGCAGACAAGGCCCAGCTTGCGGTGTTCGGTGTCTTCGCAGAATGCCAGCTGATGCGGCAGCAGTGTGGCGCGAACCCTGCTGATGGCTTCTGCTGTTGTTGGTGGTCGGTTGCGCTGACGCGCTGATTGCTCCAGTTCCAGCTGCGCCAACCTGGCCAGCAGCGGGTTACTCGCTCTTGGCATCAGCACCAAGCCGCTCGCCGGTCTTGGCCTGTAACGTCAGCAGCAGCTTACGTTCCTGTTCTGGTGTCAGGCCGATTTCAGCAGCTGCAGCAGCCGCCATCTCGATGCCATCACGGAAGGCGCGACGTTCGGCTGAACTATCGCTGTAGTGCTTGCGATAATGCGGCGAATGCGTCAACATCCACTGCGCACTTTTGGCGTCACCGTTAGCTGCTGCGGTATGAATATGCTGCACCATTGCAAGTGCACCTGCAGCACGGCCTTCATTAAAGGCAGCTAAAAGAGACAGCTCAAGATCGGTAGGATTGTCGCCTTTGGCATTAGATAGCCACATCTTCAGGGCGGGGTGGCTAACACCTAATGCTGGGGCGATGTGCTCCAAGGCGGCGCCAGATGCGGCGTATTCCCGCATCTTGGCGACCACCTCATCGTTCAGCTTGTAATGGCGCCGAGCGAGCTTCAAGTCCGGATCTGTACTGGCATCACAAGGTAGGTTACATCATCCTGATCCAAAGGCCGCAACACCACTGGCGTGGTTGCCGCATTGGCGCATAGCTCGATGGTTTCTGCAGGCTTGAAGGCCTTGAGCCCATCGAGCAGGTAGGCGACATTGAATCCCCAGCTGCCATCGCTGGTGCCGTCGTACGCGATCGTCTCGCGGCCGTTGTTGGCATCGGCTTCGGCGGTAATCACCAGCTCGCCATCGGCGGCGGTGAGTTTGATGACGCTGTTGTGGGCTTCGGCGATGATCGCGACCCGCTCCAGCGCCCGCGTCAGCCGGTGACGGTTGATCGTCATGGTGTGCTTGAAGCTGGCGGGGATCAGTGATGCCACGTTCGGGTAGGTGCCATCAAGGATGCGGCTGTAGACGCGGATGCCTTCGTCGGTGGTGATGACGGCCTGACCTTTGGCTGCAGCAATGGTGCAGGTGTGATCCGCCAGGAGCTTCATGGTGCTGGCGGGTACGGTAAGCGCCAACCCAGCGGGTAGGTCCACGGCGACGCGCATCAGGCGATGGCCATCGGTAGCGGCCATGTGACCGTCGCCGAGGTGGATGCCGGTGAGCATCGCCTTGGAGGCATCGGTGGAGACAGCAACCATGCAACGACGTACGGCACCAGATAGCGCCAGCTGGTCCTCTGAGGCACCCCCACCCGGCAGATCAGGGAAATCCTCAGCGGACTGTGCTGCGAGGCTGTAGGAGCCGCTGATGGCGGTGATGGTGCCATCGGCGATGGTGATGGCCTCATCGCCCTCCAGGCGGCTCACGAGACCAGCCAGCAGCCGATATGGCAATGCGATGGCACCGGTGGTGGAAACGGTCGCCGGGACGGTGCAGGTGATACCGAGATCCAGGTTGAATCCGGTGACGGTGATGGTGCTGGCTTCAGCGGTGATGAGGCAGCACTCCATGATCGGATGACTGGAGCGCACACCAATGGCTGGCGCAACGGTGCGGAGCGCGTGATCGAGATCCGCCTGACAGACAACGAGTTTCATTTGACGGCAGCGGCGGTTGTGAGTGAAGCGATGATGCGGCTGTAATCCTGCTGGAAGCTGGTGACCAGCTCCTGAGGGATGGGGATGCCATCGTCTTGTGCGTTATCGGCGATGGCAGCGGCGTAGGCGACGGCGCGTTCCATGGCGTCGCTGAGGCGATCAATGACCGGTCGCTGCTTGGCGGGAATGCTGATCAAGTCTGGTGATGACATAAGCGGTGAGGGTTTCGACGTGCCGACGGTTGAGGTCACCATGCATGAAGCGCGCGGCGTCAGCAACAAGGCGATGGTAGTCCACCGTGTGCAACCTGGCAAGGCGTACGGCGGGCGATAGTGCGCGATTCCGGACGAGGTGCGCACGAGGGATGCCGGCAGCTGCGGCATCGCGGTTGAGCGCCGCCAACTGGTCGGCGGTGAGGTTGATCTTGATTTCAGGCATTGGGTGCAGTGGTGGCGGTCGGAGCATAGCCCCACAGGTGGTTGTCCTACTGGTTTGCGAGGTTAGGCGGGTCAGACGCCTTGGTATCACTGGCGTCTCCCTACCGTCCTAACCGTCCTAACCTATGGAGAGAATAATAAAAGAGGGGATAGGTACAGGGTCGGGGAAAGTTTGATAACGCAGGTGGGTCAGTCGGACGTTAGGACGAACGAAACGCTAGTCATACCAATGGATCTGGCCGTCTAAGCACGGTTAGGACAGGACGTAGTGCCATCTGCGCTTGCCGGTTGACTCTCGCCGCTTGACCCATCCGAGATCCTTGAGAATCGACGCCACCTGCATTTGGTCTGCCCGCGTCTGGCGCTCCAACGGCTTGCTGATGGCTTTAGTCAAAATGGCCTCTGTGGTGACCAATTCGGTAGAGCCATGGGTGGCAAGATAGTCTTGAATTGCAGTGCGCCAAGGCGATTCAATGACATAGGTTGTGTTTTCTTCATTGATGCGAGTTTCCATCTCGGCGGGTAAACGATTGGTTTCACCTTGCCGGTAGAGACGCACGATGCCGGACCATATTGCATCCCGTTCAAGCATCAATGAAGCGGTATCAATCTGGTCCTGTGCGGTCTTTGTTGTTGGGATCACCCAGAAGCGGCGGTTTCCAGTTTCATCCACGAGAAAGCCAGTGGTTTTGTTAGTTGTGCCGACAATGATTCCACGCCGTGGGAATGCCTCAACCGCTTTACCGTATGGCACGCGGAATAGGTCAACCGCTTGTGATAGGAACGCCTTGACTTGACCTGAGTGCTTGCGATTGGTGATGTGGTCAAGCTCAGCCCATTCCATAATCCACGACCGATGGAGCACCATGATGTCGTCTTTGCTGGTGATGTCACCTAACGCATCAGAGAAAAACTGCCCGCCGAGGCATTGCCAGAAACTGGATTTGTATGTGCCTTGATCACCCATTAGGACGCAGGCAGTGTCGTGCTTATGGCCAGGGCGGAACACACGCGCCACGGCGCCAATGAGCGTACGCTTGAGCATCTCGTCATAAATGGTCGGCTCGCGGATCTCTTCATCGCATGGCCTGAGGTAAGTGGTTGCAAGGCGATCGACGTATGCCGGTTCAACGGTGTCCCCTACGTGGTTGAGGTAGAGCGCCACTGGGTCGTATGGGTTCTCGTTGGCGACCTGCACCAAGCAGTCCAATGCCAGTTCTTTGCCGACCTTGTAGCCGAGTTCCGCCAACTTGAGGTAGTAACGGTCGGCACCTTCCAGCACCTTGCCGTTCATCTCAATCTGCTGGGTGAAGATGTTGTAGCGGATGCTGCCGCCGTTGTCGCGCATGAAGGCAAGCAGCTCGGCGGCTTCAAGCTTGTCCGGCTTGCTGAACATCTGCGCACGCGCCGGCACCTCATCATCTGACTGCTGATCCGGCTTGCGGATTACAGCCTTGGATGACTCGCGGCGACTACTGCGCCAGCCGTCTTTCTTGGCAAGATCCCCGAGTGTACCAAGCGTGATGCCTGATTTTTTGAAGCTGCGCCACTTGCGCAGGCAATCGCTTGGCTTGTGCTTGTTGGATTGCGCAGACCATTGCTCCCAGTCGTCTAGCAATGAGTCATCGCCGACGCTGTGGAGCGCCATGCCGATCTCCAGCCAGTCGTCGTAATCATCCGCGCGTGATGGTGACAGCGCCGCGAGGTATGACCGTGCACGGTCGGCATCGGCCTGCGGGTTGACCACTTCCACCAGCGCAAGTGATGCGGGCTGCTGCGGTTCAGGTGCTGGCTTGAGCATCTTTTCAATCAACGCAAGCGGCGCCTCCGCGATGGGGCGATCACCCGGCGCGTGATTCTTGACCCAGTAGTAACCACTGGTCTGCGGATGCGCGCCAGCGACTACGGATTGGCAGCCGTTCCATCGCAGCTCCACCTGTTCGGGCTTGCCTTCGGCATCCATGGCACCGGTCTTGTATTTGCGCGTGCGGATCTCAGGCCAATACTGCTCTGGGACGCGGTAGATGATCTGCATCCTGCCGTCACGGCCGGACTTGACCACCCAGCTGCGCGGCAGGGACGACAGCGGACAGCCCCATTGGGTGAGCAGATCACTGGCTGACTTGCCATCGTGATCAAGGAACAACAGCCCGCCTGATGGCACACCGCATAGGACGCCGATGGCCTTGGCGGATCCGCTGTGCAGTTCAGCGGTGAGCTGCTTTTTGGTGAGTGGGTTGTTTGTCCAGTCGTCCTGGTAGGCACGCTTGCGGCCGTCTACTGCGACAAAACCCCAGTCGTCGGGTAGCCGCGCGAGTTCATCGTGCAGGTTCATCGGCGGACGGGCTCCGACTGCTCGCGGCGCATGGCGTCCTCGACCACGAGGCGGATCACAGCACTGCGGGACAGCCCAGCACTGCGCTGCCGGTCAAGCCACTGCACCTGCTGCGGCGTGAAAAGAACTGAGATGGGATGCACGGTCCTCCGTGGCGGGCTTGCCAAGCTTAGCCGGACTCGCTAAGGTGAGAGGGCATCACGCCATGCCTTCACCTATGGAAACCATGCCATGCCCGAAATGCGGGCAAGAGTCGCCGTTCAAGTTGCGGCCGGATACGCAGCATCACGGTGAAGTCCGCTGCCCAGTGCATGGGCACATGTGGATCTCAAAGCCGGCCGAACTGAAGACCGCACGCCGCAAGGTCAACCGCGAGCTGTTCGAGCTGGTGCCAGAGGATATGCGCGACTACTGCTGGGTGTGCCTACGCGACCGCGCAACGCTCAAGGCGCTCCGCCCCATGCTGCCGCTGGAGGCGCATCACATCATTGAAGTCAAAGATGGCGGCGCTGATGAGCGCGACAACATCATGATCGCGTGCAAGGAGTGTCACTCCGGCATCCATCGCATCCGCGAGGCTTTCAACCGTTACAACAACCTGGCTGAGCAATGATCACAACTGAACGCTCCTACGAGCTTGGCATGTCTGCTAATGATTACTACGAACTTGAGCGCGCTGAGTTGTTCAAGCTGATACGGGAAAAAGGTGAGCTTGTTCATACATTTACAAGGTCTGGAGAGCCGGCATGCGCTTGCATGGGCATTCAGCTAGTTGAAGGTTTTTGCTCACAGATGATGGTGAAATTGTATCAGCAGAGCGCTGGCATTTTTGGGATCCACCCGCGCCAAAACGCAAGCCAATCAAACCCAGCGTGCGCTTCCAGATCCTCAAGCGCGACGGCTACCGCTGCCAGATGTGCGGCGCCACCGCAAAGGATGGCGCAACGCTTGAGATCGACCACATCACGCCTGTGAGCAAAGGCGGCGGCAATGACCCCGACAACCTGCAGGTGCTGTGCCGCGACTGCAATGCCGGCAAGTCGGATCAGCTGCTGTAACGCCCACCCCGCCCCGCCACCATGTGCCAACCTATCCAAGTCCCTCACCAATGAACCCCAACCTCACCGGCCTAGCCGGCAGCCACACCTGGAACACCGTCCAGCCATTCAACGGACGCACTACACCACTGGATCAACTCACCGGTAATTTCACCCGCCTCTGGACCGTCGAGACCCGAGGCATGGTGCTGCAGGATTCAGCCTGGGGCAGCAACAGCCCGGGACTGGTCCGCGTCGGTGATGTGCCGTGGAAGCGGGACGGCAGCCTCAATGGCAGCTTCTACCGCCGGCTGGAGCGTGTGGTGCGCAGGGCGGACAAGCGCGACATCGTGACCGGCGTGACGCTGTTCGATCATGCGTTCAATGCCTATTTCCCGCAGGGCTGGGCAAACCACCCCTTCAACGGCCTGGGCCCGTCTGATGCCACCCACGTCCACACCAAGGGACCGTGGAACACGTTCCAGCGTGCCCATGTCAAGCGGGTGGTCCAGACACTGGAGCGCTACGACAACGTGATCTATGAAGTCGGTAACGAGCTGCACCGCAACAGCGTGCCGTGGTTCCAGCGGAAGGTGATCCAGTGGGTCAAGAAGTGGACTGACAAGCCGGTGGGCGCCAGCTACGCCTCAGGGTTGTATGCAGACCAGAGCTGGCTGACCAAGGTCGGCGCTGACTGGATCGCACCCAACAACAGCCCACGATCCGGCGGGGTGCGCACGGTACCGGGGTTCAAGGGTCCGCAGGTGCTGGATACAGACCACGGCTGGGCCCTCCAGTCCAACCCCGCCGGACTGCGCCAAGCATGGCAGCAGGGCAGGCCGCTGTGGCTGATGGACGGGCTTGATGGGCATGTGCTGCGCAACCAGGGGAGCCTGGCGCCAGACCGCGCCTTCATCAGCAGCATCACATCTTGACCACCATGCTCCAACCTGTGCTATCGTTCTCCTTGTCCACCACCACCTCACCACTGGACGCATGAAACCAGAAATCAAAGCTCAATGGCTTGCTGCCCTACGCAGCGGCGACTACCAGCAAGGGAGATCTTTGCTGCATTACGAAGACCGATTCTGCTGCCTTGGTGTGCTGTGTGACCTCTACGCCAAGGACACCGGCAACGCATGGGACTCGGAGGCTTTTGGTTCGGTGTGCAACATGTACGGACAAGACGGGACGCTTCCACTGCAGGTGCAAGAATGGGCCGGCCTGGAGTATTCAAACCCGATGGATCTTGCCGGCCGCAATGACAGCGGCGCCACATTTGAAGAACTCGCTGAACTTATCGAGGAGAATCTCTGATGCTTTCACTACTGCTGATCGCTGGTGCAATCCAGCCGAATGTTTTTGCTGCAAGTTACTGCCAGCTGCGGCGATACGGGATTGATGATGCAACTGCTCGTGGTGCTGCAGTGCGTTATGCATATCGCCACGACCTGCCGGATCCGCTGATGACAGATGGCGTACGAGCTGACGTGAAGGAAGCCGTCAGTGCATTGCTCAAGCTGTGCCCGGAGGTGTGATGAGCATTCGTCTACCGATCCGCTGCGTGCTGGCATTACGCAGCACACATCGCGACCAGGCGGTACTGGATTACTTGACCCTGGCGCATGCCACACCCGAACCGGGGATCATCACAACCCAGGCATTGAGCGAACAGTGGCGCTGCCATCAGAGCAATGTAAGCCGCCGAATGCAACGCCTAACGGCTGCAGGACTGGCGGATGTAACCGCCACCAACCACGGCTATCAGGTGCATGGGCTGTGGATGCCTGGAGAGGTGACGGCATGACCACCTGGCGACCCCACCCCACCAAACCCAACACCTGGCAGGTATTCGCAGGATGGGGGCGTTGCATCGCGGCGATCCGACCGCAAAAGGACGGTGAACAATGGGAGGCCGCAATCCGACCACGGCCTGATTGGCA